GATGACGACTACGATGAATTAAAAGAGCGGTTGGATGCCATTGAGAAACGCGTCAAAAAGCTTGAACCAAAGAAAGGCAAGAAAAATGAAGTTACGAAATAAGAAAACTGGGGAGATAAAAGATGTGGAGTCGTTAGGTCACGAAAAATCACTTAGGGAAAAATATGGACCACAAATTACTTTATCTTGGGATACAGAATACAAAAATCTAGGTGAGTGTAGAACCTATAAATCTCTCGCCGAACTCAACGAGGAGTGGGAAGATTACGAAGAACCAACGGGTTATTGGTATATAGATTTTGATGGTGATATATTGGGTTGTGTTGAACCTTTTGACGAAGAAACTGATGAAAAAAGAAAATCTATTGGTAACTACTTTGAAACCGAAGAAGAAGCCGAAAAAGCTGTTGAAAAACTCAAGGCTTGGAAAAGGCTAAAAGATGAAGGGTTTAGATTCTGTGGTTGGGCCAATGACTATAAAAAGAAGATGGGGAAGATTTTATGTAAATGCAACTCACGCAAAGCCACTTTTGATGAAGCAAAACAATTTTATGCCGATTTGGACTTGCTATTTTCAGGAGGTGAAGATGGAGAATAATTTAGCTTATAAACTAAAAGAAGACAAGCTAGCTTGCAAAATTCAGAAAGAAAGTGGGTGCAGTTGGAAGGAAGCATTCGAAAGAGCGAAAATAGAACTTTTCGGGGGTGAAGAATGAAATACTACATTTTAGCCAATGGTGAAGGCACGCGCTGGCAAAACTATAAAGGTGTGCCGAAACAACTGATTGAGATTGACGGTGAAACTATACTGCACCGTATGATCCGCTTGCTGCGCCAAGAAGGGGTGCCTAAAGACGACATCTTTATCTGCGGTCCATTTGAGGACGCTGAAGCCAATTCAATCATATCGAAAAGCCCAACCAAGCGCGAAGTATTTGAGGAAATAGCAAACCTAGCACAAGGGCCGTTTACGATACTCTATGGCGACTGCTATTATACTGCCGAATGTATCCGCGCCGTGGTACATCGCCCGATAGACAAATATGACGAGTTCTTTACTACACATCGCAATATGTATACTGGTAAGCCATGGGCCGAAGGGTATGCGCATCGCTGCGAAGACTGGGAATGGTGGCGCGATGAATTGCACGAGCTCAATTCTAGCCCAGAGATTATCAAAACGGCCAAGGATTGGTTCTTGCATTGGTGGCTATTGGGCGTGAAAGATGAGCATATGAACGACTTTCCGGTGCAGTGTGTTGATCCTGCGCACGATATAGCTTGGGTGGACGAAACAGACGACTTCGACTTTCCGGAAGACCTTGATAGGTTTTGTAGAGTGACTGTGCATAAATGCACAAATAAGGAGGCAAAATGAGTTGGCAAGATGACGCTATGATTGAGCAAGAGAGGGCGGATTCGTTGTATTTTATGGGTGAAGCCGAGTGGCGCGATGAAGACAGGGGGGAAGATGAGTAGAGAATTAAAGTTTCGGATTTGGTTCAAACCCACATATGAGTATAAATGCGAGTTCATGGACCGGTACGGTAAAGAGTTGCCGGATTTAGATTGCGTGTTTTATACGCAAGATGATTTTTTCGATGATACCTGGCTAAACACAGACGATTACGAAGACATCACAGTCGAGCAATACACCGGCTTAAAAGACAAGAACGGCAAAGAGATATACGATGGAGACATTATCACCGAGACAATCAGTGGCGTAGAAGATTATGACATCAAACAAGATTACGAGGTTTATTGGGATGATGACACTCTATGTTGGGGGATTAGAGGTACAAAAGGGTTTAACTATAACTTGCACTCTGATTTATACGAGACTAACATGAGCCGGGAAGTTATTGGCAACATTCATGAAAATCCAGATTTGTTGGAGGGTGCAGAATGATAGTGATTGCCGGTATTGTCGCAATAATATGTGTCCACAATGGTAATATTGGTGGAGCTATTGTAGCTTTGGGTGTTGGATGTATTCTGCACATTCTAGATGGAGGCAGTGATGATAATTGACCACAACCACCCAGAATACGCAGCCATCCGCAAGAAATGCGGCAAGGGCAAGTATAACGGCTGCTGGTACTATTCTAACGAGATAGTCAAGAATATCATACCAAATGTAAAGACTTGGCGTGGCTGGAATACGGTAGGCCGTGAGCTTACTGGAATGTGCGACCACATGATTGTGTTTTTACACGATAACTCCACGCCATGGAACTATGAATGGCTAAAAAAATATAATGATTTGGTGTTGGTGTGTTCTAGCGAATATACGCGCAATTCGGTGATATATTCCGGCCATACCATAATTCTGCCAATGTCGATTGACACCGAATATGTAAAACAGTTTAGGGTAAAAGATAAAACTAAAGACACCTGCTTTGCTGGTAATGTGTGGGTCAGGGCAAGTTTGGCTGATCCAAAGACCATAGATGCCGGCAAAGTTGATTTCTTTAGTTCAATGCCACGAGAGCAGATGCTTAAAGAAATCGCGCAGTATAGGCGAGCATACGCCATCGACAGGTGCGCCCAAGAAGCACAAGTATTGGGTTGCGAACTGTTGCCTATTGAGACCCGGTATGGTTGCGACTCTACCGAGATACTGGACAATAGGGATGCCGCCAAGATACTGCAAGAAGAACTTAACAAAATAGATGGAGGGAAGTCAAGGAGGTAAAGATGGGCGAGTATAGGGTCATGAACCTGAACGGTGCATACCAAATACAACAGAAAACACGAAAAGGGTGGGACACAGTGGGGGAATTTGACAACATAAAAAGTGCCAAACGAATGGTGCGAGAACTAAGAGGAGGTGAAGATGGGAAAAAGGGGAAAAATTGAGGACCTAAGCACGTGGCCGCATAACGGTGACGTGTATTTTTGGGTGCGTAGCGATATTGGCGATATTTGCATGAGCGAATGGGCCGATGGCGTGAAAAAGCACGAATTCAAGCGTTCCATTGGCAATATATTCCGGACGCGCTCCGATGCGCAAGCCGCGATTGTGCGCCAGCAAGCCAGGGCGATGGACAGGAGCGTGGCGAATGGCTAGTGCTAGTGATTTGCCAGCATTCCCACCTAGTGGTTTCACCAAAGAGAGAGCTGAGGAGCTACTAAAAATAATTGAAAAAGCAAAGGAGAAAAAATGATTGCAATAATATTCACAATTATATTTATTTGTTTAGGTTTTGGATTGCCTAGCGTACTAAGATGGGTTGCGGAGTATATCCACGATGTAGAGGATGAAAAAGCAGATAAGATAAAAAAGGCGTGCAAAATGCCGGTTTGGTGTGGTGTTGCATTTCTTATTGTATTGACGTGGGGACTTGCTACTATTCGCATAATCCCAACTGGAACTGTTGGTGTAAAGACCACTTTTGGCGTAGTATCTGGTAGAGCCAGCGAAGGATTCAATATTATTGCGCCATGGGAGGATATTGTATCTATGAACACCAAGATTCAGAAGCAGTCTTTTGAGGGTTTGAGTGCGTCTACAAAAGATTCACAGTCAATTACAAATATCAATATTGATGTGAACTACAAGCTAAACCCAGACAAAGCCGAGGAAATCTACGCTTCAGTCGGCGAATCATATCAAGCTACTCTTATGGCGCCACTCTTGACGCAGTTTATTAAGGATCGCTTGGCACTTTATAATGCGGAAAATCTAGTATCAGAGCGAAATAAGATAGTTGAGGACATCACTGCGCAATTACAAGAGAACTTGGGCGCTTATGGTATAGATATTGTCGCAGTATCACTCTCGAACTATGACTTTTCGGCGGAGTTCAGCGCATCACTTGAGCGTAAAGCAGTTGCGGCCAAAGAAATTGAGGTTGCAAAGAATAACCAAGAGAAAGCAAAAGTTGAAGCCGAGACTAACCGTATTAAGAGCGAGCAATTGACAGACGCCGTGCTTATGGAGAAGCTAATTGACGCTATAAGAAATGGCACTGGCACTTATGTGATAGATACTAATAACTTGTCGATAGGGGTTAGATAATGGCTAATATATCAGATTTAAGATTTGACGACAAGAATATGAATGACCACACCGAGTATGGCATGAGCCTGCTTGAAAAATCGCTCCAAGAGTTTGGTGCAGGCCGGTCTATTCTGATTGACAAGAACAACAATATCATCGCCGGCAACGGCATAATCGAGGCCGCCGGCAATATCGGTCTGGAAGATATGCAGGTGGTGGAAACTACCGGCGATAGAATCGTGGCCGTAAAACGCACGGACATCGAGCTAAACTCGGCAAAGGGCCGTGGTTTGGCTATGGCGGACAATGGCACGTCTGCGGCCAATCTGTCGTGGAATAAGGGCAATATTGAAGAAGTGTCCGAGCAATTTGACCTTGATCCAAGCGAGTGGATTAGCGACTGGGACAAAGATGACAACGCCGAAGTGGTCGAGGATGAAGCACCAGAGGTGAATGAATCCGAGCCGGCAAATAGCGTACTGGGGGGGGTGTACCAGCTAGGGGAGCATCGGCTTATGTGTGGTGATTCTACTGATGCCGGGAGCGTGGCAATTCTGATGGATGGGCAGAAGGCAGATATGGTGTTTACGGACCCGCCGTACAATGTGGCCATTGGCGACAAAAATCGTGCGCTCAATACGCTCACTGGTAGCAAAAGTATTGAGCGCAACTTGGAGGGTGACACATTCAAATCCGATGAAGAAGCTGGCAAAAAATTATGGCTGCCGGCGTTCAAAAATATGCTTGATAATTGTCAGGATGTATGCGCTATTTATGTGACAATGCCTCAAGGTGGAACGCACATGATGATGATGATGATGATGCACGAAGCCGGCTGGCAAGTGAAGCATGAGCTAATTTGGGTAAAAAACTCGCCAACATTCTCAATGGGCAGATTAGACTATGACTACCAGCATGAGCCAATTTGTTTTGGATGGAAAAAAGGTCATAAGAAAATTGGGAAAGGGAAGTTCACTAAATCAGTTTGGGAAATTGACAAGACTAGAAAAGATGCAGACCATCCGACAATGAAACCGATTGAATTAGTGGCCAATGCGCTTGAAAATAGTAGCGAGAATGGCGACAATGTTCTCGATTTATTTGGTGGCTCCGGCTCTACGCTCATCGCCTGCGAACAACTAGGGCGCAAGTGCTACATGATGGAGTTGGACCCGAAGTATTGCGATGTTATACGCAAGCGATATTGGAAATTTACCCATGATGGTGACGAGACCGGATGGGAGGAAGGTACAAAGGCAATATGCTAACAAAGGGGCTCTTTACTAGCACGACAGATGAGTGGTCTACACCACAAGACTTCTTTGACCGACTAGACCAAGAGTTTCATTTTGAGCTTGACGTATGCGCAAATCATGAGAATCACAAATGCGCTAAGTATTTCACTAAGACCGAGGATGGACTAAGTGTGCCATGGGGGGGGGTTGCTATTTGGTGCAATCCTCCGTATGGGCGCGAGATTGGCAAATGGGTGGCAAAGTGCGCAGAACACAACGGCACGGCTGTCATGTTGTTGCCTGCTCGTACAGATACAAGGTGGTTCCATGATTATATATACGGCAAAGCAGAGATTAGGTTTATCAAGGGACGGCTTAAGTTTGGCGACAGTAAGAACTCGGCGCCGTTCCCATCAATGGTAGTAATTTTTAGGAAGGAGAACAATGGCAAATGAACAAAACTTAAGACCAGGGGAATATAAGTTAAGTCAAGAAGAAGCGAAGAAAGGCGGAATCGCAAGTGGCAAGGCCCGCAGAGAGAAGCGTGACCGGCACAAACGCATCCAGGAGCTATTCGCGCTGGCGATTAAGGACCCAAAGCTCAAGGCAAACCTTGAGAAAATGGGCATTGACGTGACGGATGCAGACCTTGAGACGGCCGCCGATGCGCGAGTGATGGTCGAGCTATTGCGCAAGGGCGATTATAAAGCATGGCAGGCCATGAAAACTGAAGCTTATGGCCCACTCGCGACTAAGAGCGAGGTGGAAGTTTCGGGGGAAGTCAACGGCATCACGATTAACGTAAAAAATTATACAAAGGGCAAGAATGGAAGCGCAGATTGACATACCAGACGCATTTGTCGAGCTTGTGCAACCAACTAACAAATGGCGTCATATCGTCTACCATGGCGGGCGTTCATCCGGCAAGTCTACCACGGTGGCCACAGTATTGGCCGCATTGGCCACACAAAGCCCGCTGCGCATACTTTGCTGTCGTGAGGTGCAGAACTCAATCGCCGATTCGGTTCACAAGCTCCTGGCGGACGTTATTACCAAATACAAGCTCCCAGGATGGGAGATAGGGCGCGAATATATACGCAACCGCAACGGCTCGGAGTTTATATTTCGTGGCGTGCGTGGCAACGCCCAAAGCATCAAGTCTTTGGAAGGCGTAGACATTTGTTGGTGCGAAGAAGCGCAGTCAATTTCAATGGAGTCAATCGACATTCTGATACCAACGATTCGCAAGGCCGGTTCATACTTCATCTGGACGTTCAACCGCTTGAGTGAAAATGATCCAGTTTGGGAGCGCATCGCAGGCAAGCCGGATGAGCGAACCTACGTGCGACAAGTCAATAGCGATGAAATTGAGCCATTATTGTCGGCAGAAGTATTGCACGAGCGTGAAAAGATGCGCAAGGACAACCCGGAGCTATTCGCACACGTTTGGCTTGGTCAACCACTCACGGTGACTACCGGCTCGATTTATGGCAAGCAACTAGCACAGGCACGAGAGGACAAGCGCATCGGCAAAGTACCGTATGATGGCTCTGCGCCGGTTTATGCTGCGCTCGACCTTGGTGTTGGCGATTCTACGGCGATTTGTTTCTTCCAGACGGTTGGCCAAGAGATACATTTTATTGACTACTATGAGAGCTGTGGCGAAGATTTGGCGCATTATATCAATGTGCTAGCCAATAAGCCTTGGGAATACCGGCAGATATTCTTACCACATGATGCCAGGGCGAGAGAGTTGCAAACCGGCAAGACACGCGAGGAGTTCTTCCAAGACCATGGCTATGCCAATGTAACGATTTTGCGACCGTCTAGCCATGTATTTGGCCAAGACGATATCAACATGGTGGCACGCCCGAAGTTTAGCCGATGCTATTTTGACGAGAAGAAGTGCGCACGGCTTTTGGAGTGTTTGGCCGCATATCATTACGAATATGACGAGAAAAATAAGCTCTTGAAAGACCGACCGAAGCACGATTGGTCCAGCCACGCGGCCGATGCGTTTATGTACTCGCTTATAGCTGAAACCGAGCAAGTAGAGGTAGCGACAAATATAAGATTCAAGACATTTACGCCAAAGGCATTTAGTGGCGAACAAACAACAGGATTTTAAGGAGGTAAAATGTTAATTAAAAAGCGTAAATGGAACTACGAACCGATAGACAAGATATTGACCGAACCACAGATGGAATTGCTCAATACTTGGGTGGAAGTCAATGGTCTCGATAAAAAGACCATAGAATACCAAGATGATATGTTACATGGCGTAACAGTACGCGCCGATCATCCCGTGAACCATGAAACTTGGGCAATAGATTTTGTTAGATCAAGGAGGTAAAATGAGCTTTTTTCGTATCATAATGCCGAACTACAACAATAGCGAGTGGCTTGAAAAATCTATTGGCAGTGTGCTAGGGCAGACCTTTAAGGATTACGCGGTTGTATTTGTGGATGATATGTCTACGGACGGGTCAGAAGGTAAGGCGAGAGAGCTAATTGACACACATGGGTATGTGATACCACTGGGCGAGAAACGCTGGAATGGTGGATCACGGAATGTTGGTTTGGAGAACTACTTGTCTAGTAAGTACACGCTATTTTTGGACACTGACGACTGGTTCGCATCACCGGACATTTTACAAAAATTGCACGATTTTATTGTAGATCGTGATTATCCGGATTGCGTGCGCCTACCATTCGAGATATTCTATGACGGCGACAAGCGTTTGCCGGTGATGTTGAACGATGCTACACCGGAATCGCTAGTGGGCTCGATATTTGTGGCGTGCTGGACTAAGTGTATAAGGTCGGATTTAGTCGTGCCATTTCCGGAAAATACATTGATGGAAGATGTGGTGCAACATATCAAGCAGTGCGATGTTTTAAGCACTATTGAACCGTTTGACGAATTGGCGGTGATTTATAACAAAAATAATACAAACTCATGCTCAAGCGAGCAGAACCAAGACTTGCAGCACGGCAAATGGCAGTCCAGTATGTTCCGGTATATGGCCGATTTACTAGATTTGGAGCTTCAGCACGACTATTGCATCGAACATCGCGATTGGCGTGCAGGAATATGCCTAAAAAATATCAAAAATGACGTATATTCGCAGAGTGTTTGAGCCAATTTTTACTTTGAAATAACAATAAGGTGTGGTATAATATGGTCAAAGGCGGCGCGTTAGGTCACATTGTGGCGGAACGCAAATTACAATCTAGAAAAGACGCAAACCTGCAAAAATGGTTGCAGATGTTTGAAGACTCTTGGCTTTATGCCCAACAAAACTACCACCAAAGGTGGGAACGAAACTGGAAATTATATCACAATATCCGTGTGAAACGCTCGCATGATGGCGTAGTAAAGACTTTTGTGCCGATGGTCAATTCAACTGTCAATACGATGGTTGCGGCATTATTCAATAATAACCCATCGGTAAAATATATACCGAATCACCCGGACCAGGAATCAAATACCGCTGTTCTAAACGAAATATACGATGATTTTGCACGCAAAGACAACTGGGTACAGAAGAACAAAGCCAATGGCAAGCAAGGCCTGATCACTGGCAATTTTGCGTGCTTTTATGAATGGAAAGATGACAAAGACGGCGGATATGTGCACAAGGAAGTAGTGCCAATTCGCGACATGATTATAGACCCGCAGAGCCACTCATACCGTGACTGGCGATATGTTGGCCGCAGATATTTTGCATCTATTAAGAAACTCAAAAAAGAGAAGTGCTGGGATGCCGAGAAGCAAAAAGAAGTCAAACGATTCAAAAACTTGGACGATGTGCAACCTAGCGGTTCGCTTACTGATTACGAATCAGACAAGGTCAAAAAAGACCAGGCCATTGGTGCGACTGCGCCGGGCGATGGCGATATTGTTGAGTGCGTAGAGATTTGGACACGCTCAAAGGTTGTAGTGATTGCTAACCGCAACACCATTATCGAAGAAAAAGAGAACCCGTATTATAGGCTCGAAAAGGCCCATTTTGACCGCCAAAAGGCCGAGTTCGACCTAGATATGCTGGAATATGAGCAGGCATTGGCAGATTGGAATGCCCAAAGGCAGATGACAATGACCATGACCGGCCAAGATATAGGCGAATTGCTTGTGGAAAAGCCGGAGTTCAAAGCAGATTTCAACGAAGAAATGGCTGGGTTTTTGCCATTTGCGCACGGCCGTGATTATGAAGATATTTCGCTAACTTATGGCGATTCAGACGTAGATATTATTGCGGATCAGCAAGAGCTTTTGAACGATATGACCGAGCTTAATATCGAGGCCGTGTTGTATTCTCTATACCCAGAGAAGACACTAGACCCACGGTATGCTACTTACGCCAACGACTTCAACCCGCGTCCGGGCAAGATTTACCCACTCCCAGCCGGTGCTATGGTGTGGAATAACCCACCAGTGATACCAACTAACGCATTTAACGAGCGTTTGAACATCAAGGCCGAGATGCGCGAATCCGTGGCCGTTTCTGAGGTCAACAAGGGCGTGGCTATGACGGACAAGACCACTGCAACCGAGATCAAGGCGCAGATGGGCCAGGCAGACCAAAGAATCACTGAAAAGGCGCAAACTTTAGCCAACGACTTCTTCTTCCAAGAGGCTAAGATTGTGCTAAAAATGCTCCAACTCTATGCACCAGACAAGCTATATGTTCGCACAATCCAAGATGCCAATGTGACTTTTGAAAAGGTTGATATGAGCCGGTTTGTGGGTGATTATACGCCAATGGTGACTTTGGATATCCAGAAACGCTATGAGGAAGCCCAGCAACAGGAAGCCTATATTCAGGCATACCAGATGATTATTCAGGACCCAACGAACAATTTGCAGGCCGCAAAGCAGATTCTATACAAGAAGATGATGCCAAGTCTAACTGATGATGAAATTGAGCAGATTATCACGCCAGCACAAAGTCCGGATGCAAGTACGCCGATGGGAGTGCCAGGCAACGAACAACAATTAACCGGCGTCTTACCAATGACGCCAGAAGAAGGAGTTATGGATGGACAAGCAATCTAAGAAGAATCAAGGGGGTGAATTCGAGGAATGGTCAAAAGACGAATTGGCGCAGCTTAGGAAGTTTTGGCAAGGAGAAATTGGCAAAAAATATATCAAGCGCATCAAAGCTACAAAGAAACAGTTGCTCCAAATGGCGATGGGCTCAAGCACGGGTGAAGCTGCGCTTAGATATGCGGCGATCGCAAATGGATTTGATTCAGTGTTGCAAGATATTGAGGCGGTGGTGAATTTGAACGAAAAGGAGGACAAGAGCACTAAAAAATAACAAGTTGTAGCGCATGGGAATAGGTGGTCACCATTCCAGCATTTCTAATCAAATGAATATGGATATTGATTAAAGCAGCAAGGGCTGCCGCGCCGACCTTTAACGCGAGAAATGCTGGGCTGGTGGAGGTAAAACTCCACAAGCGTAACATTAACAACTAAGGAGAATTGTTTATGGATGAAACTGTAAACGAGCAACTTGTATTTGAGGAGTCGGATTTTGCGACCGACCAAACCCCAGAAACGGGCAGCCCAGCAGTCGAGGAAACCAAAGAACAACCAACTAGCCAAAATGAGGCTAAGGATTCAACGGACGGCTCGACAAATCAAAACGCAAACGAACCGGAAACCGGCGATGAAATAGCGGATTTCCTGGCGAAAAAAGGTATCAAACTAGACGACCCGGATGCACTCCGTAAAGTCGCTGATATGTACCGGAATGTTGAGAAAGATTATGGCAAGAAGTCCCAAGAGAAGGCGCAGTTGGAGCGACAACTTGAGCAAATGAATGCTGAAGCCGCCGTACAAAGAGCCAACAGCACCGACCCGATGGAACGTATACAAAACTTAGAGCGCCAGCTTGCCGCAGATCGGCAGTTGCAGGCCACTAAGGATTGGAAAGCAGCCAAAAATCTATCCCCAGAGACGGAAGAAAAGATGGTCAACTTTTTGAAATCCCCAATCATTACGAATGGGATACCACAGAAGGACAACCAAGGCAACCCACTCACTAAGTATTTCTTGGTGCAGAATGGTATTCTGTCGCTTGACGATGTCTTTAACGCCGTTGGTGGCGAGAGCTTAAAAGCTGATGCAATCAAACAGGAATTAAAGACGGCAGTTGCTAATGAAATCGCAGCCAAGCAGGCCGCAAAGAGCCCTAATGCACTTGCAACGGACTCCACGCAGTTTGCACAACCGAAAGATGCTGACGATGATTTCGTTGCCGGTTTATTCGGCGACTAGATACCAACGGCTAAATTCGGTGAACTGACTATCATTTAACCACTTAAAAGGATTTTTATGCCTAATTTAGCAACTAAGTATGCGTCTCAGTTGGACCAAATCTGGACCCACGCTTCGTATACTGACAACTGGATCAACAAAAAATACGATTTTGATGGCGTAGATACGGTCAAGGTTTATACCGTAACAACCGTAGCTCCATCAGACTACAACCGTTCTGGAACTGGTGACCGCTTCGGTGGTAACGCTGAGCTTCAGGATACTGTCGCTACATATCAAATCACCAAGGACAAATCGTTCAAGATTGCGATTGACCGTGGTAACTATGAACAACAGATGCGTGCCAAAAAAGCTGGCGAAGTCATGAAATATGAGATGAACGAGCAAATCATCCCAATGATTGACAAGGACCGCTTGGCAACTGTTGCTGCCGGTGCTATTGCCGTTTCACAGGCTTACACCATCACCACTGATGCTTACCAAGATACTTTGAAACTCAACGAATATCTCGATGAGTGCAAAGCTCCTCTTGAGGGACGTGTTCTTTGGGTTACACCTGCTGAATACAACAAAATCAAAACTGCTATCACAACCGAAATCTTGGCTTCTGGCTACAACGACAAACTCGTTGGCAAGGGCTTTGTTGGTGAACTTGATGGCGTGCCGGTAGTAAAGGTCCCAACCAGCTACTTCCCAACCGGTGTGTATGCTTTGATGGCGCATCGTGATGCTTTGCTTGGTGTCCGCCAAGTAACCGAAACTCGTATCATCACCGATTCTGAGTTTGTGTCTGGTTCTATCCTCTTAGGCCGCTTTATCTTTGGTTCCTTCATTCTTAAGGGCAAAGAAAAAGGTGTGGCTGCTCTCGTAGATGGTAGCGCCATTTCTAGCTAGTTTGTGATATACTTTAGCTAGTGTATGCGCAAGAATCCCCTACCAAAAGTGGGGGATTCTTGATATAATTGGAGTGTAGAAAAACAATAAAGCATTTTCTATATAGTGGTAAAAGCGCGTCTGCTTATTGTTTCAAAGTGTAGCAGGCGTGCTTTTTTGTGGTATAATTGGTATAGTAAGTTATACTTACCTAGGGCAAAGAACCGGGCTCAACTGCGAGACGGTTTTTTGTTATTTAGGGCCCATTTATGGTATAATTAAACCAAAGGCGGCGCGTTAGGTACAGAAGATGCCAAAACGCAAAAAGAAATCTTGTGGGGGGAAATAATATGTTCGGCGGTTTGCAACCAATAGACCTTGGCCAGATTTTTCGTGGTTGCGTAAAGACTATTGTATTTGACCAAGTTGACAAAAATGGAAACTACATTGATTTAACAGACAAGTATTTTTGGATCACGGCTAAAACTACGCCATGGGACGAGGATGCAGATGATGACGATGCGACATTCAAGGTTCAAGGCTCAATTCCAGACCCAACCAACGAGCCAGGCCGTGTGGTATTTGCGCTGTCCGAGACCGATACTTACAAAGACCCAACGGTCATTCCTTACTACTTTGATATCGTTGCCACTGACCATGATGGCGACAATGCAAATACTATGGCTTATGGCACATTCGTGATTGTGGGCCATCCAAATAATGCGCAAGCAGGGGGTGACAACTAATGGATAATTTACCAACTCCCCTAAGCAGAATTGAGTTATATTTGGCCGCTGCGGCGCAGATGCCGGGCGTGACGATGCCAGAAGAACCACTGAGCCGTTTGGAGCAGTATTTGGCCTTTATTGCCGGCGATACGAGCGTAGAACTACCAACGCCAGCATCGCTATGCGAAGAATGGCTTGCCTATGTTGCCGGAATTACTCCCGCCGAACCGTTGGCCCTTGAGGGCGCATTTCACGTTGGCGTGCAAAAGGTGGATGTGCGGTTCTTTGCGGCCGCCGCAGGTATGCCGGGCGTGATTGCGCCAGAGCCACAGAACCGAACCGAGCAATTCTGGGCCAAACTTGCCGAGATATTGCCGGTACATGGCACTTTGAAATATGCCACCGGCACTAACTTGACCTTGACCGATGTTGCATGGTGGAGGATGGGATTAGAGCGAATCAACGGCGATACAACGCAACAGACATATACGGGGAAAAATATATATAATGCCACTACGGAATCAACAACAACCAACAGTGTCACGTTCAGCGCAGATAATGCTGAATTATATATGAATGGCACTTCAACGGGGGGTGTTTCGTTAAAGTTTGCAAATATGTCACTACCTGCTGGCACTTATACAATGACGCTAGAGTTAGTTGGCGGCAGTATAACAACAACGAGCACTGGAGCGATTTTTTATGTGCAAGGTACGAATGTCACGAATAGCCCAGGCCAGGATTTGCTTAGACCGGACAAAACACAAGCTTCGACAGTGGTCACAGTGTCTGCTGATACTACTAATGCGCATATCGAGTGTTATGCAAGGACGTCAGAAACATTTACTAATGCCGTAATCAAATATCAAATTGTAGCTGGCAGCGATGCTGACTATGACTTCGAGCCGTACGTCGGCGGCGTGCCTGCACCGAACCCGGACTACCCGCAGGCCATCAACACGGTGACAGGCGAGCAGACGGTGACGGTTGCTAGTCCCAATTTGCTTACTGGAACAGTTGACTTCAGTGGGGATTGGGAGCGTGATACATATTGGACCACAGAACCAGAAACTTACAATGGCCTAACTGTAAAGTCCAGAAAAGCGGGGTGGAGTGGTATATATAAGGCTTTTGCTGTCAAGAGTGGCGAAACCTATACTTTTTCGGTGTATGCAAAAGCCGGTAGCAATCGCACATCACGTATTTATTTAGGGAGCCCCGGCGGTGCTGAGGTCACTTCACCAACAAGGTTAGATATTAGCATCACAACTGAGTGGCAGAGATTTAGCGTCACTTTCACAACGACTGCCGATGGGACCATAGCACCAAGGGTAGAGAACACTGCCGCGCAATCAACACCAACGTATATATGTGGGTACCAATTGCAAACCGGTGCTACCGCTACCGACTTCCAGCCGTACCAAAAGACGGAGTATAAGATAAACTTAGGCGATATCGAGCTCTGCAATATTCTGAGTGGCTACGGAAAATCATCGCAAGACTACATCTATAAAAACGGAAAAGATTGGTATATACACTACGAAAACGCCAAAGTTGCGCTCGATGGTTCGGAGGGATGGGCCGCCAATAGTGGCGTGTTCTATTCATGGCCGAAAACAGACACAAAGGCCTCAATCTTTGCAATGGCAAGTTATACGAGCTTAGTGGCAGATTGTACGCATTTCAACAAGCGTGGTTATGACGCAAACGTGCAAGGCAGCTTTTACTCAGGAAGCTCAAACGTCAACTTCAACTGGGACAATTCGCACAATAATTTAGCGAGCTTCAAGACATGGCTTTCGAACAACAACGTCCTGTTCTATGGCCAACGGAAAACTGCAATTGAAATTAAAATCACCAACCCAACGCTCATATCGCAACTGAACGCCCTAGACCGTGCCGTATTGCCGCAACCTATCGCATATATTACGGCAAGTGGCGACCTCACCGGCGAGCTCAAGATTAGCTACTATGGGGAGGAAGAATAATGGACGTTGGTGCTTCTATATTCATCGCAATCCTTGGCTCTGCTGGACTATTCGGATTTGCGCAATATATGATTTCACGCCATGACAAGAAGCACGACAATTTGCAGCACATGGCGGACCAACTCAACCGGATCGAGCAGAAGTGTGACCGGAACGCCCTTGCGGTGGCCCGGTTGCAACTGTTCTTTTTACTAGAATCGCAACCAAACAACGAGGACGCCATCGAAGCTACGGCGGAGCGGTATTTCATCGAGCTCGGTGGCAACGCCGAAGCTTGGGCTCCGTTCCACAAATGGGCCGTAGCACATAAAGTAGATACCGGATGGTATAAGGCTTTACTTAAAAGAGAGAAAGGAACAAAATGACAACAGTTATCAAACAAATTGTTGGTGACAACTCGCAAACTATACGTCAAGTTGTCCAAGAAAACGAGCGTGGTCCACAAGGGCCACAGGGCGAGCCGGGCATCCCTGGCGGTACGATTCAGTATTCGGCCGGCACCGGTATTGAGATTAGTGATGAAAATGTGATTTCGGCTACTGGCGTGACGAGCGTGGCATGGGGCGCAATTACTGGTACATTGGATGACCAAACTGACCTCAAGAATGCTCTTGCGCTCAAGGCAAATGCGAGCAGCTTGGCTACTGTGGCTACCACTGGATCGTATAACGACCTCATAAATAAACCGACTATCCCAACGGTCAACAACGCCACTCTTACAATCACCAAGAACGGTGTAAGTGCTGGCACATTTACCGCTAATCAAGCTGTGGACACGACTATTGCGCTTACAGATACGACTTATTCTGACTTTACTGGCACCACTGGCGCAGTAGATGGCGCAGCAGGTTTAGTACCGGCTCCAGCGACTACCGATGCCGGGAAGTTCCTAGGTGCCAATGGCTCGTGGACTACGCTAAACACCAACTACTCCACCACCGAGGCCCTTACTGGCGCAACCTGGATTGATGGGAGCCCAATCTACAAAAAGACTATTGACTTTGGCGCACTACCGAATGCTACGTCGAAACAAGTTGCTCACGGCATCACAAATCTGTATAGAGTTATTGAGATTGTCGGGTGGGCTTATCGC